AGAAGGAGAAGCAGTCGAACCTAGTTCGATGTTCTTGTCGTCTACGGTTAGGGTTGTTGAGTTAACCGTAGTTGTGGTTCCGTCAACAGTTAGGTTACCAGTGACTGTTAGGTTACCGCCAACTGTAGCAGCAGCACCAACACTCAAACCGCCACTGACTGTCAGAGCATCAGCGCCAGACTCATATGTTAGACCAGAATCTGTTGATGTTGCTGTCATCGCGCCTGTTGTTTGCGATGTCAGAACAATGCGTTGGCTGCCAGAACCAGCAGATAGTGTTGAACCTGCGTTTGTAATGCCCGAACCATCACCGACGAATGATGCTGCGGTAATAATGCCAGCAGCAGCGATATTACCACTAGTCGTGATGGTTACGCCACTACCAACTTTGAATCTGTTATTGTCTTGATCTGCATGGATAACACCAGTGATGGTAGAAATACCAGTTAGTGATCCGACTCTACTAAGTTCTCGCGCCCTTGACATGGAAAATTATAGTAACGTTTTCTTCTATTATTTATTAGAATCAATCTTCGATCTTAATTCTTTAATTGCCTCAATCAGCAATGGAACTATCTTTTCATATCGTACTGTTAGATAATCCTCACCACTGCGAGAATACTCATTTCCATCTTCATCATATGCCGTATCGAAAGGTGCTCTTGCAACCGCTTCTGGAAGAACTTTTTGAACTTCTTGTGCTAAAACACCAACTTTTCGGTCTTTGCTGGTATACCCATATTCATAAGCAACTTCATTGAAATTATAAAGTACACCATGGAGTTCACACACTTTATCTAGTGCCGATTCAATGCTCTCAATATTTTCTTTTAGTCTTTGATCAGAGAAGAATGCTGTGATATCATCAGATGCTCTAATTTCACCCGTTGTACCTGATGCATCAACACCAACACCCAGAGAATCAACTCTTACATCACCACCAAAAGTAGCACCAGCAGAAACATTTACAGTAGTAGATTGCAAGAATGCAACTGTACCAATCCCTGTTTCATTAACACCAGTTAGAAGACCTGTCAAAGCAGAACCATCACCAGAGAATGATGCGGCAGTAATAATACCAGTTGCATCAATTGTAGTGGATTTCAGGAACGCAACAGTACCAACACCTACTTCATTAACACCAGTTAGAAGACCTGTTAGTTGAGAACCATCACCTTCAAAGGAAGATGCTGTAATAACACCAACAGCATTAACGGTGGTTACCTGTAAGAATGCTGCGGTAGAAACACCAGAAGAATTTAGATTACCATCAAAAGATTTAGTTGCAGTTACAAACCCCGCTTGAACATCACCAGTTACATTTCCAGTGAGATTACCCAATATATCACCAGTTACTCCACCAGTTAGATTACCACTAAATCCGTTAGTAGCAGTTATAATACCTGAAGCGCGAATGTTTGTCGCCTGGAAGAATGCTACCGTAGAAACACCACTAGAATTGATACTTCCTGTTACATCTCCTGTCAAATTACCCGTAACTGCGGCAGTGACTGCGACACCAGTCAAGTTGCCACTAAATCCCAGGAAGGATGTAGTAACCCCAGAAGTATACACATCGCCAGTTACATCTAGACCAGAGGATGGTTGGGTAGAACCGATACCAGTGCTACCCAATGCAGTATCTACAATTAAACCAGAATCTCCGACCTGTAGACCATTACCAACAACAAATTTCTTATTGACTGATGCCATGCCTAATTATCAGGTACTTTTTTAGTATTTAGGCGGTACGCATAATGAACGCCAGAGCGAAGTACTTGGGTCTGTTTTCGTGGAAGTTGTTACTACCAGCAGAAGTAGTTGATTGACCTTGACCAGAACCCGCGTTAACTCTAACACCAGAGTTACCTGCTGCAGCACTAGAATCAATATTGAAGAAATTGTGCGTGTGCGATGGCATTTCTGCTGTCGTTAGTTGATGAGCAGTAGAACCACCAGTATCACCAACAGCATATCTACCACTTGTAGAACCCGTGGTAGCATTGAATGTTTCACCAGCACCAGCATCGTCACCAGCACCAACAATAAATCTTTCTCTCAAGTCAGGTGTAATGCCACTACCGTCGCAAAGTGCCCAACCAGTAGGAATGTTTGCGATCGTTCCAGACCACATGATGATACCACCAACAGGAATAGTACCAGCACCGATAAAGGAACTGCCAGAACTTACCTGAACATCACCAACGTGAGTTGAAACACCAGTATGGTGAATGTTACCACTCAGTCTGGTTTCGCCTGTTACATGGAAAGAATCATTATTAGTGAAGGAATCTGTACCAACGCCTAGTTTATCATATACAAAATTATCAGAATCAGACTCAAGGGAAACTTTACCAAAACGCTTCCACTTGCCACTCGTTTCGCGAGTTCTAACCCAACCAAAGTAACTACCAGTGTCCCATCCAGTAGAAATTAGAACGTGATCGGTAGAATCCGAATCATCTGGAGTTGTGGTGCCAATACCGACGAAGACATTTTCACCAATAGCAGCAGCAACACCATCCTTTCTATTACCTCTCAGGTTAAGATCAACAAATTCAGAATCACCGTTTGAAGTTAGTGTGGTGTTAATCGTAATGGTATCAACGGTGAGGTTGTTCTTATCTTCCTCTTCAGTAATTGCGGTTTCTGTCTCTTCAGGAATGGGTCTACCCTGACTATCAAACTTACGCTTACCAATGTAGAAGATACCATCATCGTTCATGCCAGTGAAGGCAACCGAACCACCATTATAACTAAATGCCTGAGAAATATTAACTTCGGAATCAGTCAATTGTCTTGTCTGATTCTGTGGCATACCTGTAGAGTAGTTACCAGGACCGAAACCTGTGTATTCAAAAGTATGTCCAGAAGATCTCAGCGAAGAGTTTCTTCTAAGTTCAACAGGTAGAATCTTGATACCTCGAACCAGTTCATTCGCTTCATGGGACGTTGCATTTGTACCAAGAACACCGCGTAGAACCCCATTAATATCGCTATCCTTAATTCTAAGAATCTCACTACCGATCTGAATGAAATCACCTCTTCTAAACATGGTGGTGTTATGAAGAGTGATGCTAGTAGAAGTAGTACTAATCCCACTGGTGAGAATAGTTTCCTTACCAGCATATACGGTGAGTTGTCTTTCTCCAACTCGCTCATTATCTCTGGTAGAGAATCCTCTTCTAGCACCTAGTCCAGCACCATAAGCAGTAATTAGACCAGTAATTGCAGGTGCATTTGTTGTAATTCCAATCTCAACAGATAGAGAAGAACCATAACCAATTCTTTGTACAATGTACTTATCGCCATTGTAGACAGTGGCGAATCCAGTTGCACCAGAAAGAATAACCCTGTTACCAGACTGGAGACCTAGATCTCTTGCAAACTGAACAGTTGCAATACCACTAGTAGGATCATGTGCGATAGAAATAACTGTAGTTGCAGTGCCGACATGACGGACTGTGCCACCAGAACTAGAATCCTCAGCAGTTGTTGTATACTTAAAGTGTACAGCATCCTCAACAGATGTGATTCTGTGAAGACCATTGTAATTAGAACTAGAAACACCTACGATTTCGACAACATCACCAACGTTATCGTTGATTGCCTGAACATCAACAGTACAATCAGAAGGAGAACCGAAGAAAGGTAGACCTCTTAGTGTTAGAGTATCGCTAACTGCATAACCAGAACCAGGGTTGATTAGAGTAACCGCAGTAACTGTATTGGAAGTACCAACAACAACCTTTGCAGTTGCACCGCGACCAGATCCACCTACAAGATCAACGTTATAGTAAGTTTGCTCTGTTGCATTGTCCAGACCTAGGTTAGAACCACCAGTAGGACTTGTTACAGAACTGATACCATTGAAACCATGATCAGAATCAGTAAAGACACTTGCTTGACCGCCAGTAACAGTCAGACTTGTAATACCAAGACCTAGGTGAGACTTAGTAATGAAACTATTGATAGATTCTCTAGTTAGAGAGTTTCTGACATTGTTAATATCAACTTGACCATCGGGATCTCTAACTGCATAAGATGCTGCAGCATCGGGATCATCTACAGGATTGTCCGAATCAATTTCGGGAACATAGTAATCAAAGTTCTGGGGCAAGAACTTGGTCGAAGTTGCAAAGGGAGATAGTGGAGGTGCTGCTAGATGACCAGCAATGGTAACTTGATAGATACCATCCTGAACGCTGGGGATAAACTTTTGGATTGTTGTGGTATCAAATACCTGATAAGCAGGACCATACTCCACTCTTTCAAAATATGGAGCAAACGTTCTACCAGAACCAACAACAGTTGCATCCTCATAAGTATAAGGTCTAGAAGATGCAACAGTAGTAATACCACCTGGATCAGTGTTTAGTCCAACAGCAAACGTTCTGGAATCAATAACTTGAGTAACTGTGAAGTCTCTATTGAATCCAAGATTGACGGTGCCAGTCGTATTATTAGTAGTCTGGAGTCTTCTAATACGAATGTGCTGATTATCAAGTAGTTGGTGAGGATATTGTGTCGTGACAATACCAGTAGCACCAGACCAAGAAGCATTGACAATGCTAGTATTAGTTCTTAGGTTAGTGATGTCGGTAATATCTGTATTATCATTTTGATATACAGTATCATCGATGGGAGTTCCAGAGTCCTGAAGAACAAAACCAGGAATAAGTGCAACAGCATCTGTTGCTTCCTGAGGAATAACATATCTAAACCTATACAACTTATCACCGTCATTCCTGTTATCAGGTTTTCTGGTAAGTGTTAGGTTTGAAGTCTTAGGTGTAATTCTTGCTTGGTTGGCGACAATTGCGGTAGACAAGGTGTTGCGAACATCAACGTTAATGTACCAACCGCTAGAGTCATATTGAATTGGGTGACCGATTTGCCCAGGAATCTTATCAGAAACTCTAGACTCAATGGTAAGTTCACCACCCAAATTATTCAGATTAGTGATTTCAGACCCAGCAATTGCGCCGTTTTCATTGTTTGCAATTTGAATCTGGTCTGCATTCAAACCATCAGTAATTGCAAAGTAAACTTTATTGGATTCAATGCCATCAGGTAGACTACCATCAGCACTAATGATCCTAATGGATTCACCATTTATAAACTTATGATTTTCCTGTAGAGTAAATGTGTTAGAAGTAATAGAGTTGATACCCGATACTCTACCAACAACATGAGACTTGACAGCAGATACTCTTTCATCAGGATCTGTGCCAGGTGTGGGCATCAAGATTCTTGCAGTCTGAATAGAACTTGCAATAGAAACGTTTAGAGTATCATCAACCTTTGCACCAACAATATAACCACTTACAGATCTTGGTGGTGGAGTATCTTGGTTCTTATAATCATAGAAATAAATTTTGGTGTCGGTGGACAGACCAGCAGTTACATCAACATCAGCAGTTAGATATGTAAGGTCTGTAACTTTGTTCGTATTATTTCTGGGTGGGATGATGTGGGTGATATAACCCTTATCATCCTTAGAGAATGAATCATCTCTATAACCAGCAGAAATAAGAGATTTTGCACCAAAGTTAGAGTTGGAGTTGGTGATGGAAAGGTCACCACCCGCCTCAGATACAAACTGCTCAGCGTAACCAATAGCAAAAATCGAAACTGCCTGGATATAGGAGTTGTTTATTGCCTTAATATGGAAGTTTACATAATCAGGTTTGTATTTCGATTCAACGTCAGAATATAGGTTAACAGAAGATCCTAGAGTTGATTGATCTTCATAGATGCCACTTGTCCTGTTGTACTTAACAAATGCATTATTATCTTTCTGAAGACCGATACCCGTGAATTGTGCCACGACCATCGACTTGAAACCAGTCGCTTTGCTGCCATCTGCCAGCATACCACACTGTCCATAAGATGATCTCAAAGAACAGTTGTAAATATAAGGAGATGCAGACGCTGTACTATCAGATTCAACATCCATCTCTGGGGTTAGACCAGAGAGATCAGGTGTTGCAGTAGATGTTGGAGCAGTTGCTAGAGAATAAGTGAAAGAAGTGGCGCTAAGAATTTGAGCGACAAGGAAAGATCCATCATATTCACTATTATTAACACCAGTAATTCTTACAGGTGTACCAGTCTGAAGTCCATGATCAGTAGAAGTGACAACAGTAACAACAGAAGTTGCTGTGCTATCTGTTGGTGTTATACCAGAATAGATATCGCTAATTGCAATAGCACCTGCTTGACTTAGAGAACCAACAATTCTGGTTTCATCAATTTTCTTCTCAAAGTCATCGTTGCCAGGATAATCAGGCAGTGCTCTACCAGAACTTGTACCATAAGCAAGTGTCAACTTATGATAATACATCCCCAGGTCAGTATTACCTGTAGATTCAAAGTTATTTGTACCGTCTGCATATTCAAAGCAAGACAGTTTATGGTGAGAGAATCTAGGAGCGTATCTGTTACCAGTGTTATCCTTAAAGATCGTGTCGTTGGTATCAGCATCAAAGAATGTGAAACCATACATGTAGCATCCGCCAGTCAATCTAAAGACGGAAGATCTCTCAATGGTTACATTCTCAGGATCGGGAACATACTTAGGACGGATCTTAGTTTTTCTAAGGTCAATACTAGTGATCGAAACACCACGGGGAATAATTACACCACCGTGAATAGAGTTGAACTTATAAAGATCGTTTTGAGCATCCTGAATATTAAAATTGGACGATAGTGTCAGTTCAGGAATACTTTGAGTGGTGCTATTAGCGTCTGTAATATTACCGCTGGTGTCAATGCGGTAACCTGGTCTGTTGTCGATGTAGTGAGTACCAGGAGCGATAACGATCGTTGTTTGATCAAACTTATCGTTGTCTACACCCGCCTGATAAGAAAATCTCGCTGCTTCAATTAGAGCACGCTGGATAGTCCTAAATGGACGTGCTTTTGAATTACCCTGGTTGGTAATATCATCAGTGGCGTCAATTTCGTTAGGATCAACGTAAATGATGAAACCCTGAATATTCTTTAGAAAATTCTCTAGTCTGCTTAATGGCATTGCCTATAAATAATGACACCTTCTTCTTTGTATTTATAAGTATGGCGCTGGGCAAAAAAAGCAGTGAATTGATTAATTCGTACAAGAAATCTATTGAACAAGATCTAGAACACATCAAACAACTGAGACAGACTAAAGAAGGAATCACAGTCCTAACAGATCCTTCAGATCCTAATAGTCAAGTTGCTATTGTGGAGGGCGTGAACACTATGATCAATCGTTTTGGTCCATCCACAAAAGGATTAGATAACAGGATCGTAACGATTAATGCACAAATTAGAGATATTCAAGATGAAATTCTAGCACTTGGGCAGAGTGCAAATGCCGTAGGTTGTGGAACTACGGGTGATGGTGTTGTAGAAGTTGTTGGTGATGTAGTAACTGCTTACAACTGGTCTTTCACTACACCCAATCCATTTGAAGTTAGTACATCAACATTGACCGCAAGCAATCTTGGTATCGGTACTTATGTTGGTGTTTCTACGGTATCGATCGGAACTCACTTCGGTATTCCAGGTGTTGGAACGTGTGTCGGTTATGCAACTTCCATTTCTACACTAGAAGCAAGTCTTTCGACATATAGGTCTGAAAGAAATTCAGTAATTGTTCAAGTTAATGCTCTAAAAGAAGCAAGATCTAACTTTGAACTTCAAAAATTTGGATATGACCAGGCGGAGTCCAAGATCAATGCTCAGATCACCGCCAAGTCAAACATCATCACTGCTCTGGAAAATCCAGAAAACCATCAGTATTTTGATGAGACTCTGTAGTATAAGTGGGGGGATGAAAAGCACAATACTCATTGAATGTGATTTTCATTTCCTTATTCGTTAGACCACAGTGTTCTGCTGCCTTGGGCAAATTCCACTTCGCAGAAAACAGCATTTCCATAGATTTTCTGGTCTGAGGTCTCATTGTACTAGAATCTTACTAGATTTTGCTTTTTGATTTTTCTTGACGTGCTCTTCCCACCGAATTGCATCTTCGATGTTGAAAAAAGTAGCATTTTCACGCTTGTCGGCGTATCCCTGACGCGGGACATAATAAGAAACAATGTACTTCATTGAAATTGAAAACCCTGGGGGATTTTTTCCATGTTTTCTTGAATCATCTTGAAAAGACGGGCGAACTGGTCTGGAGTATCACAGACCAGTTGCTTTTCACTACCGTCAGAACCATGAAGTGTGAAGGTTCTTCCTTCTACTGAGGCGGTAATCTTGTCGATGTACTCGTCATCAAACGGTTTATTCATGATGTGACGGTGGTTTACCACACCATCTTACCAAGGATGGTGCGCTTTGTCAACCTGCGCGGGGTCAATGGTTTTGGGGGGGTTCGGGAGCGGGGGCAGGTGCTTCTACTTCGACATCCAGTTTTCCAATATCTTTACGTTCTGCCTGAATAAAGTAGTAGCAGCGGATCCCAGAACCAGCATTGTTCTTCACCACAACCTTAGAACCCCACTGGATCTCACCAACGTAAAGTTCCTGGGAGTGACCGAATGGGGTCAATTGAACGGTGATGCTTTCTGGATCTACCAGACCTTTCCAGTAATCAGGTAGTTCAATGACATTTGAACCGCCATCAAGTTTGCCACGAACATAAACACCATTCTCAGGTCCTTCCAAAGAACCATGGCGGAGACGCATACCTTCCTTTGTGGGATGCTCAATATCGAATAGTTTATTTCCTGCAGACAGAGTTCCTGTCACATGCAAGTTTCCATAATCAGTAGATAAAGGTGCTGCCCAGTCAACAGTAGGGGCAGCAGAAAAATCATAAGGTTGAACGGTCACGGAACCACCGATTTCAAGGGCAGCGCCTATTCTATCATAGAAACCGATGTGGTTGTGGAGTCCTACCGTGTTCTTCAATCCGATGTGATTACTGATACCAAATACGTTATGAACACCCCATTGGTTTGTCATGCCCAAAAGATTGGTTACACCAGAGACCTCAAGTGAGAACGGTAGTTTAGGTCCTGTGGGGATAGGAGGGGCGATTGTAACAGTTGCCCTCGCAAAACCAGCAGTCGTTGGTAGTCCAAAAAATGCGGGACCACAACATGCCAATGTACCAGCAAATGGGTCCAGATCATCAGTTAGAGTTCCAAGAGATGCATCAATTGCAGCAGGTAACTCTGGTCCAATATAAACTTTGCCACATGATAAGTCAGCAATGCCTGCCATAATTAACCTCCAGGAATAAGGAATGTATTAATTGCTTCTTCAATAAAGTCATTGAAGGATGTAGGAATCAGTTTTGATCTTGGTTCGACAAATCTAATGGGATTACCGCGTACAAATACAGCACCCTTGGATGCCAAGATCAGTCTATGGTCACAAATCATGGCACCCATGGTTCCAGTCATCTTAATATTATTTCTTGCTTCAACCCTAAAATCATTGTTTGGTCTAGCAATGATATCACCTTTGGTGCCAGTGCTCTCCATTACAATGTCTTTTGCTCTAAGAGTTAGTTTCTCTTTACATTCAATTTTGAGATCACCGTCAGAATAAATGTTGAGTGGTCCAGTTCCTCTTTGAAGAATGTTAGATCCCAGATCGTTTGGTGATGCTCTGAGTTCCCATCCACCGTCCTTGAAGACCCTAAGACTTGCTCCAGATCCACCCGCCAGTTGACAATTTTTCTTTCTCGTTATTTCACCATCACGTTCTTCACCGAATTGGAGAAAACCGTCTTCTGGATGAGAAAATGTTAAGGGAGCATGACTCATTTTTTATATGCGCTGACGCAATCGATAACAGCGATAGTCTTGGTAGGATCAACATCAATGTCGCCCACTTCTCTAAATTCTAGAACGGGTTCTAGAACCGCACCAAAACCACTCGTTGTATTTATTGTTAGTTCAGGGAATCTATCACAACCCGCTTTATTACTGATTAGATCTGCACCAACGATTCTACCTTCATCGTCTAGAATTGGTCTTAGAATACCACAATCACTCTCAATCAAATCACCTTCTTGATAATTTGCACCAGTATTCACAACATTTACACCAGTCAAGAACCCAGTAACTTCTTTACCAGTATTCTCTGCAGTAATTGCGGGTGCAAGATAATTACCACCAGTAGAGAGCATTCTTACTCCAGTGACTTTACCATCCTGCATAATTGCTCTGCCTATTGCACCGCGTCCATTTTCGCAAGCATCAATAAATGCAACGAAAGGTGCTTTTGTATATCCAATACCAAAATCTTGCATATCGACACCAACAATCTCACCAAAACTATTCACCACAGTGCTTCCCAGTGCCCCTGCACCACCGCCACCAAAGAATTCTACGGTAGGTGGACCACACTCAAATGTAAAGGGATCACAGGGTCCGATAAGTGCCTCTGCTCGTGCTGCTGCTTGATCTCTGGTAAGTTTATCTCCAAATAAACCCTCAACTTCATCATCACCACCACCAAACCAACCCTGAACTGCTGCTTCTGCTTTACCCGCCAGTCCATCAAGTTTAGAAGATAGGTCAATAGTTCTCTGAAAATCAATAATGTCTTGGGGGACAGGACCAAAATTTGCTACCCAATCATATACATTGTCTTCACAGTTATCACCTTCGCAACTCAAGAAGTTCAATGCTTTCTTAGCAAACCCAAGAACCTTGTTAAAATAGTACATAACAGTATTGATTCCACCAATGATTGGTTGAATCCCCTTCAACGCATCATTTACTGCATCTTGCAATTGATCAGTAATGTTCGCGATCAGACCACCAATAAACTGCTCCGCTGCACACAGTGGCATCGTGATGATCTTTCCTAAAATACCAAATAGGAATTCTTCGACAATACCTGTCAAACCTTTTAGTACTTTTTCAAATACGCAATACAAAGCATCTGTCGCTTTGAACATTGCAATTTCTTTAATGAGACTATCAGGAACAAACTGATTAACAAGTTTAGCAAATTTGTCGTAGATTTCACCCAAAATCCATTTTCTAGTCTCTTTAATAACTATAGAGAATAGACCAGAGATGATATCTCCAACTTGACCCACCAGTGCAGATGCACTTTGAATCTCATTCAGAACTGGATCAAGATATCCTTCTTTAAACTCTTTTAATTCTCTTGCGGTTTTGATGAAGGATCTTAGTGTCTTAACTAGATTAGACATAATTCCATCACCACGGTCACATTTAGGAACCGCAGCAAGTCTAACCTCTGACTCATCAATAGCTAGTTGTTGTGTAGGAAGTTCTTGATCTTCACCACCTTCTCCCCCTGGTTTTACGCCGAGTAGTGTTCTATTCTCTGTAGGAATACCTGATCCTGGAGGTGGTTCTGTCCCGCTAGTCGATACATGCTTACCATACTTCAGTTTTGGATTAGGACCAATTGGTTTAAATTCAGATGTTCCCTTCTTAATTACCTCATTGAATAGTTTTACATCTTGAATAGTATGGGAAGCAAACAATGCACCCATAATAATGGGTTGTTGTGCATCAGCACCATCCAAGAAGAAACCTAAAACAGTTTCTCCTCCCTGCAGCGCAAAACTAGATCCGCCGTAGTTATTGCCAGCGCCAACATTAGGTGGAACTAGAAAATGCGCCCAAGGTAACTCTTCATCTTTAACCGAAGAATCAGAAGGATGAAAACCAAATATTCTTACCTTTGCTCTATAACCATACTTGATACTAAATTCACGCCAGTTTGGATCGGGGGTTACCTGGCCAATAAACCAGCGAAACCCATCGTTTCCAAGAAAGTGTGTGTTTAGTACGTTATCAGTTAACATTAGTCGTCGTATACTCTACATTCTAGGGCATTTGGGTTTGCATCACAATAAAGTTCAAGAGAAGATGGATCGTGGTCATCTTCTGGATGTCTTTGATGATATGCCTCTAATTCTTCCAACTCAGATTGTGTATGTCTACGCATCTGAGGAGATAATGTTGGATCTTGAAGTATATCTTTGTCTTTCTGGATATGATCCTCAATAGACTTTTCGCTCATGATTGTTCTCCGAATGAATCTCTTACAAGTGTTAATGCTGTTCTTTCTTTACCTGAAATAAAGAGGTGTCTTAGATTTTTAATTAAATAAAATCCAGAAGCATTCAAATCATTTTTAGAATATTTTGGATTGGACGTATCTGGAAGCATTAACTTAATTACATCTCCGCACTTTAGTTGAAGATTGCAAGGTACTGTTATATTTAACGTCTGTTCAAACAAGAGATTATATCTCATGATTGACTGAGACTGGTAATATGGTTGATCTTGTGCAGTCTTAAGATCACCCCTATCAGATAGTGTGCCAGCATCAATCACTTTCAAAATTACTCTAGAAGGTACATTCTCAACGGCACCAGGAAATTTATGCTTATCAAGTGTTCCTGCAGTTCTACCATTCAAGGATGGGAGACTTTGTTCTAAAGTATATTTGTGAAATTGTGGTTGTCTGGTGACAATATCATAAAATAAGTTCAAACTTGCGTGTTTACCAATCTTCAAATCCTCAATCATTTCCACAGTTTGATCAAATATTGGATCCGAAACTAACTTGAAGTTAGCATCAGCATCTGCAAATTGACTGACGTGTGATTGATAATATGTGAAGTAATCCTTGGTATTTTTTAATTGGTGAAAAAGTTCATCAATTGCTCTAAAGTGGTAACCATCTCTGTTTTGATAAAACAAGAAACCCGCACTTCCTGATGTTTTTTTGTTGTCTACTGTGCTAATCGACTTAGCAGACAACCAAATTAAAGTTTGAAATGGTTTCTTGTAATTGCCCATGAAGTCATAGACATTTGACGTTGGGTCAATCGTTCCTATTCTGGTGGTTTTTAGTTCTTTTGACAATATACTCTTTACAGTTTCACTAATTTTTCCTTTATACTTCCTATAAAGGAAAGTTGTTTCATTAGTAAACATCTCCCTGGATATCAGGTGCAATGTAAAACTTTCTTTATTGTTCTGCTGTACAATGTTGGAGACCTTGTACACATACATCTCAAGGTCTTGAGTTGTATCCAAAGATCCACTAGCGTGCTTGATCTTTAGGAAAACTCTTTCTCCACCATGAATTTTAAACTTACTAAAAATTCCAATACTATTAATGACAGGAAATGTCATGTATAGTACAGGTTCAAAAATGCTCTCGTAGTAGTCAATATCGCCAATAAATTGCCTCAAATCTGCAGAGATGGGATTCCCCTTGGAATCTGTGTCATCTGCAGACACCAATGTTGCTTCTAGAATTTGATGACTTTTGTTATAACTCTGCATTATGTAAATCTATCTAGACTTAGGGCCAATAATTGACCGTGTGTTAATCCCTTACTCCCACTCCCAAGAATTATCGCAGGTGGTTGCGATACAGCAACGTGCGTGCTTCCTTTTTGGGATTTACCACTACTAAATGGTAAGAATGTGAACATACCCTCATTATTTAGTCCAGCACTAGCAATCTTTGGTTCCAATTCTGGAATACTAGATGTTCGTTTGATAGGTTCAGGAATCCTTTCTGCTTCTCTCAATGAGGGTAGTGGATCAACTGGTGCCGCCTCTTGTATGGTTGGACCCTGCAAAATCTCAAAATGAAGGTGCTCATCCCACGACTTTGTTTTGGGTCCAAGTACACCAATCTTTTGTCCAGCAAATACATCACCTTCCTGAACGGATGCATTAACGTGCTTATATCTCGTGAAAATGCCACCACCGTGGTCGATTAGGATAATATCCTGACCATATCTATCTTGACCTTCAATCTTCAATTCACCATCTTTAAAGGCAACTACAGGAGATCCTGGGGGAAGACCTCCAATATCTTGCCCAGTATGTCCACCATAATTTCTAGGAGCACCGTACTCTCCACCAGGGAATCCAACCTCCTCAGTGCTTAAAACACCGCCTGGAAGCGGGAAAATACCTTCGATAGGTTGTACTGTTCTTGGTCTTCTTGGTCTAGTAGGAGTAATACCAGTAATACCAGTAATATCTATATCCCTGTCCTTTTTAACAAAGAAAGGTTTAAAGGTTTCTAACTTACTAATAATTCTTTCAAATACATCTAGAGATTTACTAAGTGCTTTTGCTGCTGGAGATTCAACAGGTTCTATTTGTTGCTTAAGAAGTTCTTGTAGTCTATCTTCATTAGAAGATTCCTCAGCAGGTAGTTGTTTATCAGCACCAGTAAGATTATCTGCTAATTTTTGAGATCCAAAAGCACCAACTAAACCAGCACCAAGGACACCAAGACCATAGATAATTCTAGCACCAGGAATAGGTGTTACCAGTAGTGGTGATAGTGCAACTGCTGCTGCTTTCGCACTAGCAACACCGCCCAAAGTAGTGGCAACTGAACCAACTGCTGCTTGTGTTTGTGTCTGACCCTCCGATAATCTAGTACCATAATCTATTCCAGTCAATGCAATACCCAAAACAGGTACACCGCTGGGTTTAAGACCTGCAGGAGGTTTAAATCTACTTAATAAACCCCCAGGTTTTGCTGCTTGAACATTACCAGTAATTCTTGGACCGCCGCCTCTGGGTGCTGCCGTTTCACCGCCCGTAATTTGTGGGCGTGTTCTAAAAGGATTTCTAAGTCCCTGTGTGCCAGTAATTCTAGGTCTGGATCCTCCGCGACCTAGAAGTCTCAGTCCAACACCGCCAGCAGCAGCGGCACCAAGTCCAAGCAATTTAGCAATATTGCCAAATGTATTGTTTACAGACTTCTCTTGCTCTTTGCTTCCGATAAAATCCGCCATCTGGCGGTAGACAGCAACTCTTTCTTCATGAAGTTGTTTCTGACGTTTCTCAGACGCCTTAAAATAGTTCTTAACAACTTGAGAGGAATTGTTAAAAACTTTTTGCGTTGCTACCGCTTGGCTTTTTGCTTGCCTTACTTCAATCATTTTATCCTACCATATTGAAAGTACTGATATAATTCAGTCTCATATGACTGTTAGGATTTTCTGCCGAATAAATTTCGTGTTCACCACCTGCAGCAGAAGCAATAGGACCAGGATCATTAAATGCTGGGGCCTCTGGGGGTGTCACCTCAAATGGTAAGAATGCTTGGGGACCAGGACCTTCTTGATATTCAGGTTTTTTTAGAAGTTCATCATAAGATTTAAATTTACTCTGATTCTGCATCATAAACTTACGAATCTCTTCTGCAGTGATGATCCCATCAGGTTGTTTCCCTGCGTTACCACCGCCTTCAACGTCAATCCCCTTATTTGCCGCATATGCTTGAGGAGTGTCTTTTTCCGTATAGATTGGATCTTGTGGTTTAGCACCTAACAATGCAGGCGCTAATTGCGCCAAGGCAGTATCCATTACGCCTTTAATTTGCTTATTTCTATCTTCTTCTACTTGGTCGATGTATGAATTATATACATCCATTTGCTGTGCTCTGGATAAAGCAGCAAATTCCTCTCTAGTGTATCCAAATCTTTTTTCGGATGGATTCTTGGGGTCATACATCAACTGGAAAATACCAGTTGCACCAAATTTATTTTTCGCTTTTGGATCAATGTTGATTCCAGACTCTTTGGATAACATTGACATCAATTCTGATGGTTTGATGCCCAATTTTTTAGACATCAATTTGACTTTCTTCAAGAATTCTTGATCATCTTTAAAGTCAGGAACCTTACTGGGATCACTATATGGACTACCTGGTGGACCCAGTGGTGTCACATTTTCTAGGGTTATATCTGTTTCTGTAATTCCCTCATCGCTCGACATCCTTAGTAGATTATCAACTACACGTTCAAATCTATTCAAAATGAGAGTAAATCTATTAACGTTCTCCAAATCTAGAGGACTCGAAGCAGACTGCTGGGCATTCTGCCTCACCAGCAATTCTGCCAATCTATCTTCATCCGTCTTTTGACCACTTAGTGCTTTTCCAACAAGTACTCCGCCACCAAGAAGTGATAGCACTTTCAATGCCAAGGAAATCCTTCCGAGATTACCAGAACCACCAGGAATTGCTGGTGTCCTGGCAACTGAACCTGGTGCTCTTGGCACCTGAGGGTTGACTCTTGCTCCCCTACCACGAATCAAACCATAACCAATAAGAGCACCAGTAACAACATTAGTTGCGATATTAAAGATCTCAGGTGCCATTAGGGCGGCAGCTTCAGCAAAGTTACCTAAAGCGCCAGCGGTGTTTCCCTCCTTTAATTTTTCTAGTCCTTTGACACCAGCAAATGCAGCAAGCGTGCCGCGAATATCAAATAGTGCCGATCTGACACTCACAAGAGCGTATTTTTCCTCTTTCGCCCTTTTTGTTTCCGATTTGTCTTTGCTAGAACTTATTTTCTGCAGGTCCCTCATATCTTTACTGATACTGAGGAGAAGTTTCCTCATAGTATCAACAACATCACGAAGATCTCTAGTTTTTCGATCAATGCGCTTATCTAGCGCCTTTTGATCATAAGCAAATGCCATCCTGCTAGCGGCACTTGAACCTTTTTTACCTTCGGCGTTGGTCTTACCTTCTGCGTTAGTCTTACTTTCTGCCTTGCCAGCGACCGCAAAAAATCTACCAGGATCTACACCCTTCTTTTCTGGTTCGTTATTTTGCTTTCTACGCGCCATTTTGTCGTGCCTTTAGATTTTCCGATTCAATATAATTTGAAAGCAGGGTGAGGTAGATCTCTCTTTCCCACGGAATCATATCCTCCAACTCGGTTAGAGAATAGTTATGATGTTGCATCAATTGAAAATTAGTTTGGTAATAATTTTCTAAACTAGCATGACAAAGCATCACATGAAAAAATTTGTTAGTCCCTCAATAACAACTTCATTTTCATTACCAGTCTTTGGATTAATTACCGTAGACTTATACATCAATTTGGGTAAGGTGTTGAAGAATTGCTCAACTTTTTTAAATTGAGAGGAATCTAGTGTTTCCAACCAAGAAATCAACTCTTTTTCGGTGCAATCGCTAGAAGACCATGCCTCATCTTCGGTGTAAATCGTGTCAATGCAGGAGGCAATAATCTTGAAGGTTTTATCTACAGTATCCTTGCCATCTGCCGATGCCATATCAAAATTATTATCAATAAATTCCTGAAGAGATGGATACTTCATCTTCATATGAATACCTTCAGAAACCTCAATGGTATCTGTGTGGTCATCAGGAACATCAACATAAACATCAGCAATGTTTACTGTGTGCTCAACTTTCGTTTCTCCATCATCTTGACATGTTACAAGAACATCGACTGTTTCACCAACAGATTTGGATCTGATGTTTAAAAATAGATTCTCAAGATCAAAACTTGGTAGAGTTTCAATCTTAACACCTCTGGTCAAGATACAGTTTTGAAGGGTCTGTTTGATTGCAGTAGTGATGTCTTTTTGATTTTGACTTTCTAGAGCAATAATCAAAACCTTTTCTTCTTTTACAAGAAATGGTCTGTACTTAATGATCTTACCGTTGGAGATGAGTCTCAACTCATAAGTTGGGGTTGCAACTTTGGGTAAAGGCATAATATCCTATAGATTTCAGTGAAATTATTTATAGAGGTAATTTTCTGGATTATGCCCAGTTTTGTGGTACTTTTTTTTCAATCAAAGTAGCATCAGCAGTACTCCTATCTCTCTTGGACAAAATATACTTCTCATAATTAAAACTGACAATGGATTTAACTATCTGTCCTTCACCATAACTAATAGGTGTGGCAATAATTTTTGTTGGATATGCCCTAAGTAGATTATAAGTTAGTGACGCAGGTTCCTGTGTTGAACCCGCAGATAGTAATTTATCTTTTGTAGCACGAAAATCTCTATTAAATTTTCTAATCAATATATCACACTTGTATTCGTCAGGATATCTAAGTTTTTTGACAGAAGTTCTAGAAACCGCATTATTATTATCTAATGTCGGATTAATAAATTCCTGCCATGCTTGCATAACAACCAGAGAGTTGTGTCCAGCATCAACATAAAAAGTAATTTCAACTTCAGGATATTGCCTGCTTACCGCAAATGATTGACTAATACCTTGATAATTACCAAATACTTCCTGCGATACTAAGTTCGATCCAGGAAGTACTGCTTCAGTTGCATAAAATCCAAAATCATATCCACTTTCAGAAACACCATAAGGGGGTGCGATCAAATTACTAATATAACCAAGCAGTCCTCCAGTAGCAGCAGCAGTACCCCATCTAACTGCCACTTTGTATTGATTGGTCAGCGAAAGGCTGCCCATAATTCTCATTACATTGTCACTAGTGTAATATAAGTTATTCTCCCCAGCGTTATTTAATGCCACAATAAATACGAATAGTATTCCCTAATATATGTATATGAGTTATCGTGGCGTCTTTAAACCTTTGAACATTTCTAAGTACAAAGGTGATCCCACGAATATCGTTTACAGATCATTGTGGGAAAGAAAATTTATGAAATATTGTGATGAAAATAAAAACGTCCTTAAATGGAACTCTGAAGAAATTATCATTCCCTATGTTTCTCCACTGGATGGCAGAGTGCATAGATACTTTCCAGACTTTTATGTTAAATACAAGAACAGTAAGGGTGAGATTGTTGAAAGTTTGATAGAAGTTAAACCAAAAAGTCAAGTTAAAGGTCCAAAAGTACAAAAAAGAAAAACTAAAAAGTATATTACTGAAGTTACCCAGTTTGCAAAGAATCAAGCAAAATGGAAAGCGGCGATGGAATATTGTAAAGATCGTCGCTGGGAATGGAAAATTTTAACCGAAGATGATCTAGGTGTGTAATGGCAGATTTAAGTAGATTTACGTTTGATCAATTAAGATCTCTCGGTTCTAGATATAGAATTGCAAGATATTCTAGATTATCCAAAGCAGAACTAATTCGCCAACTTGAAGCAACTGGTGAATTTAGTGATAGTGGTTATACAACAATCTTTGAAAAGATTAAGGCAAAAACTGCGGGAAAACCCAAAACAAGAGAGTGGTATCAGCAAAATCTCACACAAGAAATTGCTGAAATTTATGGCGATACCTCAATGTTCGATCAAGAGCAAGGTGATCAGGGAGCAAGAGTTGATAAGAACAGAATCATTCCACCAATTCCAGACAATCTAACATTCTTCAGATATAGAGCAAAAACTGCCAGAAATCTGCCGTATTATGATAAGTATCCACTCTGCTACATCCTTAGTATTGGTAATGGATATTTTTACGGTATTAATCTGCACTATTTCAGTCCTACAAGTAGAATTGGTATTGCAATTGAATTAAAGGAGAAGCAGATCCCTCAACTTCCCAAGGGAGTGCATAAATACTTGATATCAGAACTGAGAAGTCCTATTTTGGGTTTGGCGCAGGAAGAATGGGATACCGCATCTCTACTCCCTGTTGAAGAATTTGTAAGAAACCTAGGTGGGGTCGAAATTCCAATCAAACCAACCACAGTCTATAGAAATTAATGGCGACTAAATTTAGCAATATAAAATATACAGCATCTATCACTGGTGTTGATAACTTGAATCAAAATAGGAGTTTCGCTATAAATTGGGACGCCGATTATAGTGCTGCTTCACAAGGTAAGAGTAAAACTTTGGGGGCAGTAGTTGCTATTTCGGAAGTTCGCTGCGGATCTGGTGCTGGTACAGTTCCCACTAATGGTTTGTGTCCTCCTGGAACACAATTAAAATTTGTACCGATAAAATCAGACGATCCTGATTGGCAATCCATCACTTCATCTACCCAATTTCAGGCGGAAAATAAAAAAGTTTTAGCACGTTTAAAAGAAGGTAAAGTTCCTGGAGTTCCAGCAATTTCAGACGAAAACTGGGACAAGTATAGAGGTACTGGTGTAGCAAGTTCTAAACAAATTAAAGAACAGGAAGAAATTAACCCCACTATTACTGAAGGTACTCCAGCATTTCCTGAGGTAGAGAGTAGTTCACCAAATGGCGAACCCCTTAGTTCTTCAGATACGCTAGTTGATCTAATCAGTCAAATCTCAAATGCTGGTGCATTGTCTGCCAACAGTCAAAAATTACAGATTTTTGCACGTACTAAAGACACATATCTTCAATATCCCAAAGATGCCAATTATCGCAAACCAGGTGCAACCAGTGGCATCTTTCAAGATTCTATGAGATTTACTCAGTTTACTTATAGACCATCACAAGAAAATCTGTTTAGAAAAAATTTAAATAATATCGCAGTTCTTGCAACTGAAGGTTTAAAAAGAAATACCAACATCAAAGAACCAATCGGTGTTGTCCGATTACCAATACCAAATAATCTTCAAGATAAAAAAGATGTTGGTTTTGAAGGATCTAGTGCTGATACTTTGTCACTAGGTCTATTTCAATCGGCACTTGCTGACGTAGCGGGAGCGTCTGGTGTTGTTGATCTGTTTGGAAAAGCAGCACAAGGTGCTGGTGATGTTCTAAATCAACTGGGAGATCTACCTGCACCCCTAAAACTTCAGTTATCTGCGGTAGTAGCAAAAATGCTACTCTCTAAGGTCAACGTGAACGTTGATCCAACTCAAGCAATCGCTAGAGCAACTGGTGCAATTCCCAATCCAAACCTTGAACTGCTGTTTAGTGGTCCATCTTTGAGAGCGTTTCAGTTCTCATTCAATCTAGCACCACAAGGTGATAATGAAGCAGAGGATGTAAGAAAAATCATGAGATTTTTCAAACAAGGTATGTCTCCTAGAAAATTGTCTGGGAAAAGCAAGGGATTTATGATCGGAACACCAAATGTATTCCGTGTTGAATATTTGAACAATAATAGAAGAATTAAATCGTTGAATGCATTTAAATTATGTGCTCTAACTGCAGCAAACTTTGATTATGCCCCAACTAATCAATATGCTGCATATGATGATGCACTGGCAGAATCACAACCAGTGTCTACAATTATGACATTAACTTTCCAAGAATTGACCCCAATCTTTGACACTGATTATGCAGAAAATTCCGATGATCCATCAGTCAAAGATGGTCTTGGATCTAATACAATCACGCAAGGAGGCGATGTAGGATTCTAATGGCATACTTTACAGAGTTTTCAGATATTCAATATCCATCACCCTTCTCTGATCGTACTTCAAACAGAGATTATGTAACTGCGAAGAATATTTTTAGAAGGGCAAAAATCAGAGAGGATTTCTTTCAGAATGTCATGGTATTTGACAAGTATGAAATCACTGGGGATGAAAGACCAGATCAAGTTGCAGAAGAACTATACGGCGACTCTGAACTAGATTGGGTTGTACTCCTTTCCAATAACATTATCAATGTTAGAACTGAGTGGCCTATGTCACAGGAAGATCTTCAAAGATATGCAACCAATAAGTATGGTATTAATGAACTAAGTGCGACTCATCACTATGTCACTAAAGAAGTTAGAAATTCTTACAATCAGTTAATCGTTCCTGCAGGTCTAGAGGTTGATGAAAACTATTCTGTGACATATCGTGATTTTAGTGGCAATGTCACTATTTCTGGATCTACCGTCAGAAGTTCAGTAACTAACTATGAGTATGAGGTTGAAAAAAACGACGAAAAGAGGCAAATCTATGCTCTGAGAAGTTCTTATCTTGATATTGTTGAAACTGACCTCAGAGAAATCATGACATATACTGATAGTTCTCAATTCCTTGACCGTAGAACAAAAAGAGCAGAGAACCTAAGACTACTAAGTCCTAGATAATCTGCTCGCGACCCTACAGTCGATTTTTTGGCGGAAAATTTTTTCCGCTTTTTTTGTAACTAAAAGGCGAATTTACCTCAGAGATCAACTAGGTTCTGGAAGAACGCAAGGTCATCATCGTCTGAAGTCGCTGCTTCAGTCTGCTTAGGTTGAGAAGAGAAAGTTTCAGTGGCAACAGGAGCAGTTGTCTCTCGTGCTTGACGGAAATTCTCCATCTCCTCATCAATCTCCTCAGCATCAAGCTTGGGAGGTTTTGCAGTCTTCAGGACAGCATCAATGCGACCGCGAAGTTCTTCATAGGTCTTGAAGTTCTTAGCAGCAGTGAATTCTTCAAGAGAATACTGCTTCTTCCAGATTGCTTCCATCGCTTCATCATCATCCAGCAGAGGAGCGGGACGATCAAACTCAGAAGAATCATAGTTCCAGTAACCTGCAACCTTCTTGATCTTCAGTTTGAAGTTAGCACCACCCCAGAAGTCAAAAGGATCAATGGGTTGCTCGTCTTCAAACTCAGGTTGCATTGCAGCAGAGATTTTATCAAAGATCTTCTTGCCGAACTTATAAAGGAATACTTTACCCTCATTATCAGGATTAGTAGTGTCCTTCACAACGTAAATGTTAGCGTAGTAGGAAAGTTTACGCTTACGCTCTCGGACAATATCTTTGTTCGATTCAACACCACTGTTCCACAGATCACGATTGTCTTCGCAGACAGGGCATTGACCACCATTGGTAGTAAGACAGTTCTCAATGAACCAACCACCAGTGCCTTGGAACGCATGGTTCCAGACCTTTGCCCAAGGAAGGTCTTCACCTTCAGGGGCGGGAAGGAATCGAATGACTGAGTAACCGTTACCTGCTTTATCTACTTCAGGTTTCCAAAGGCGTTCATCGGCACCACCGCCGCCACCCTTATTCAGTTTTTCGACTTCCTTAGAAAGTTTTGCCGTCAGATCGCCCAATTTGGAACGCTTTTTAAGATCAGCAAACGACATTTGTATTCTCCGTATTAATTGGATTTGGCTTTTGTGCGCCAGACTTATTCTAGCACGGTCTATTTAGTTGTCAAGTCCTTTCGCGTAGAGACTCAATGGTCTTAGTCATGGTTCTGAATAGGGAATTGATATCCCCATCGTGAAAACCCATCAAGACAGCAGACTCTTTGATACGCTCAAGCATCTCATCGGCGTCAGGATCTCCCTTTGCAAGTTGCAAGCGAGTGTACATATTCATTTGTTTTTGCAAGAGTTCTTCAAGTTTATCAATGTGCTCTTCTTTCTCTTGCTTAGTCATGGAAAACAAACTTGCGATGTCAACCCACAGACTCTTCTGGATTTCATTAATCTCGTCCATCTGCTTGCGGACAATATCAGAATCGTAAAACTTACCCATTTCTTTCTTTCGATTGTTTTAAAATCTTTCGGTAAATCATAGTATCTATCTTCAAGAAAGGTGTGTATTTCTTAACCTTACTTGAAATAGTTTCCCATATGGGATCATCTAATCTCTCATCATAAAATGGGATGAAGTTTAGAAGCATGTTCAAAATAGTCAACGTCTCTAATGAGTATTGACCTCTCATGTATTTTTTAATAAAGTCTGGATGAGTTCCAGGATTCTTGATCAAAAACTGATCCCTAAAATTTTCAGTGTCAGTTAATAAATCACAGTCTTGCTGAAACTTGTATCTCAAACTCTGCATTTTGGATGTATACTCATTGAATACATCGTGACCTGTTCTTGCAAGATTGCCGATCCATACTTTAGAGGGATCATCAGATGCAATAAAGTTGGCAAGAAAAAAGTCTCGGATCTCTTGATCGTCATACTTTCTTGCCAACTTTATGAAAAAATATTTGTCCTTTCGTTTCTGAAAGGACGCTTCTGATGCCCTGGACCTGCCAGCATACTTGAAATAATCATACTTCTCTTTCGTGAAGTGCTGTTTAAATGCAAGATACTGACAGTAGGTCTCAAAGGGTGCCATGATTCAAATAATAAGTTTTGCCCGAGAAGTTTTCTTCAGGTAGTTCAACTCAACTGCATTGTACTTGAGTTTTTCTTTCAGTGGTTTTGAAATCAGTTTGGAAACTGTTTCAACCTCAATATTGTTTTCTTCACAATAATGACAAATCGCTTCGATGTAATTCATCTCAGGGTTTTGACTGACAATGGTTTCAATAGCATTAGAAAATTTGTCTTGACAAAGAAACTTGCTTTTGATTAGATCATTGAGTGCGTTTTTCTCCATAATCGTTTAATTTGTGTTGTACGAAATCTTTAATGTAGCGGGTCAGAATTTTGATATACTTTGACTTGTCTCTTTCTTCATAGACCTTAACATCACCGTTTTCGCATGTCATAATAATGACCAACTTTTTAACGGGAATCTCAGTGATCTCATAGAACATACATGCGTATGCTACTGCTTGAACAAAGTAGTGATCGATCCACTCGCGTGGTTTGGGTTTTTCTGCAGTCTTAAAGTCGATGATTGCTAATTCACCATCATACTCTGCAATGCAGTCTACCGTACCAGCGATACCCAATTGCTTACTGAAGAGAGATTCTTCAATGGCATAGATGTTGTCAATCTTGTCAAGTTCTTTCTTGGCAACGTTAAACAACATAGTTGGGAGTGGATCTTGCTTAGGAAGTTCCTTATTGAGCATGTAATTTTCAATAAGGGTGTGGGTGTCAGTTCCCCTCCTAGTTGAACGTTTGGTGATTCGATTTGCTTCTTCATCACCGACCCTTTTTCTCCAGTTTTCAAAGATCTTCCTGTTAAACCAAGAAGTGACTGATGTGATAGAGACCATAGGTCTCCCTTCCACCATATAATAACGAGTTCCATCAATAGTCTCCCTCTTTAGTTTTGGGAGATCAATGTCAACATGATTAAAGGTCATAGTCCAAGGGCATACTTGTTGATAAGGTAACTCTTAAGCAAACCAGATCTAACAATGTCATCAGTTGTAAATTCAATACAATCAAATTCTGACATGTTTTGAATGATTTTCATGAAATCTAGGATTCCATTCTTCTCATAGGTTTTTACTAGATCAGTTTGTGTGGCGTCACCGCAGAACATGATCTTACAGTTTTCACCCACACGAGTAATTATACTATCAAGTTCATGAAAATTCAAGTTCTGAGATTCATCAACGATAATAATACAATCGTTTAGAGTGGTTCCGCGAATGAACGACGTGCTCCAGAATTTAATACTCTCCTGTTGCTTGAGGTTGCCATACAGCATCTCAAAGTCACTATCGCTTGCCAACTCAAACATATATTTTACCATATTCTTGTATGGAATTTGGTAAATGTCTGCTTTGTCTTCATGATCTCCAGGAAGGAAACCAATCTCTCTAGTAGAAACAAGAGATCTGACAATGATCACCTTTTCATATGGTGTCATCTCGTTTAAGACTTCCTGTAGTGCTTGGTATAGAACACAGAAAGTCTTACCAGTACCAGCAACACCAGAAACAAAGAGATTCTTTTGCTCTTTATAAGATGCAAACAACTTCTCCTGATTAGGAGTAAGTGGCAGCACCTCTGTCATCATGGCACTGTTGATTGGTTTCTTCCTCTTCATCTGCTTAGCAGTCATGCCAACGCCGATGGGATCAGAACCTCTTCTTTTCTTAACCGTCATAGTGTTTTCACTCTAGATCCAGGTGCTTGTTGTGCCTTCTTAAGCACGTCGTTCCATCCAGGTCTGGACTTGCGTAGTTTATCTTTCCACTCACCGACTTCACCAGATGAAGGACAAGTAGATGGGTCTGACCAATCACGTTGCCATTCGGGGTTGTCTTTACACCACTGAGACCAGTCGTGAACACTCATGCTCACTTCTTTTTGTTCACCAGTCTCCTTGTGAATTACAGGATAAGTTGCCATAATTACCATTGTGTATGTATTATTTATTAACCCATATAGAGGGTCTTCAAGGGGATTGGTGTCTTCTTTTGGGACAATGCATAGTGAAATAGTTTTGCTATACCTAGTGCAGTGCCAGCGTCCGATGAATTTGGTTCTATGTAGAGATTAGATGGATCGTCGAACAAATCTAAGTATTCATAGTTGTTGACACAATTTAGAAAATACCCACCACTCAGAACAACTCTGGGAGAAATCTCCAAACACTTTTTGATGAGATGTCTGGTGTGCTTAGCAGTTTCTACTTGGAGTTTCTTGGCAAGGTTTGCTCGATCCTCAAAGGTTGGATAATCTGCTTTGAGACGATCAATGATGACACTATTTTTTGTCATCTGAACACCCTCAAAATTCATGTACCAACTCTCATCATCTACTATTGTACCATAACTTGCCAATCCCATCAACTTTCCAGCATCAAATCCACCATTAAATCCTAGTTTGTCACCAAAGTTGTTGAACAAACTACCCGCAGTAATGTGTGAACTGAATAACTCACCATCAGCATTTTTGAATTCAAATGCTTCTTCAATCTGATAAAAGTTAAATCTGTGCTGCCATTCACCTTCAATCTTATGTGGATAAGAACAACGGTAAATAGATTCACCCTCATTCACACCATCACGGATCTTGGCACCACCACCATCAACAATCAGTGCTGCAGCATCTTTGAATCCAGAGTTGTAGAATGCACACGCTGCATGATATAGATGATGTTGCGTAGGTGCATAATGATGATTTGCTTGTTCACCAATCAAACCTAGACTAAAAAGTTGATCATGGATGCTTTGAATCACATCCATCTCAAACGGTTCACCAACGCCAGCAAAAACTACACGATCAATTCTTTTTGTAAACTGTGTGAGTGCAGTAATTGATTTGTAATAATGATTTGTTTCGTTGGGTCCCCAGTACTTTCTTTTGTTAAGTCTTTCTTCCTCAATATGGTATACAACATGCCCGTTCTTCAACAAGCACACTGAAGCGTGGTGAGAAATGTTGATACCTAGAATGTACATCAGTCTTTAAATCCAAGTTTTTCCCAAATGATTTTAAATGGGCAGACTCCAGTGATGGCGGCAGCAGTAAGTGCGATAGGTGGAATCCAAAGAATCCAAGAGATCACTGTCCAACCAGTCAGAGTATTTCCAATAGCAACTACAGCAGCGACCGAAAGAAAGGTCATGCGAGTTGAAGATACGTTTTGCTTGAGTTTACGAATAAGTTTTTTCACCAGTCCATTGCTCCTGAAATTACGGGGAATTGTTCTTTAAAAATTTGCTTACAAGATTCTGCAAGCATCATGTGTTCTTTTTGCGTACCATTAGCAGTACGCAGATCAATATAATGCATCCAAGATCTCAGTGACCCCGACATATACATTCTGGTTGGTACACACAAAGGAAGCACATTTCTTGCACACTCCTTTGCCACACCCTCAGCAAGCATCTGTTCATACAGTGCTTGAGCAGAAGAAAATAGAGTTTGCATCTGCATCTCTAGTTTCTGTTTAACGAAAGGTTCAAGATCATCAATAGAATTCTGACGGTTCTTTGTGTCTTGACGACGCAGATCGGGCAGAGGAATATCTTTAGACAAAAGAGTAGCGTCAGCGTATCTTTGAGAAAATTCCTGATATGTCATGCTGCGATGGCGCAGCACTTGAGCAGCGATTGCTCTGGTAGTGTTCAACTCCAGAGTCATAAATGCTTGTTCAAAAATACTCCAGTGTTTATGTTTGATGCAATAACGCAGCAGACCCTCAAAAGATTCACTCTCTTGATTTGCTGGATTACTTACACGAGCACAATAAGCAATGTTTTTTTCTGCATCAGGAGTAACAGAGACAAGAGTTGCAGTATGAATCATGTGTTTTTGACAGTAATGAGTTCTTCTAATTCAGGAAGATAGAGGTATTCTATCTCACTTCGACGCAGTGTGTCAAGTGCATCATCCATGGTATGAACCAGTGGTTCACCCGCCAAATTAAATGATGTATTGAACAGCATTGGGACTTCTGTCCTCTCAAAAAATTCTTTAATTAGATTATAGTAGTGTTTGTTCTGACTTTTGGTAACCGTTTGGATTCTGCATGTGTTATCAACATGTAGAACTCCAGGTATCTTTTCCCATCCTTCCTCAAAAGCGTCCATAGCGTACATCATAAAAGGACTTTCTTTTAGACCACGCATGTCAAACCATTTTGGTGCTTCTTCTAAAAGTACCGAAGCGGCGAACGGTCGAAAAGATTCTCTCCTCTTAACCTGATTGACAATATCTTTGGCGTTAGGATTCCTTGGATCAAATAGAATAGATCTATTCCCAAGTGCTCTGGGACCTGCTTCAGATCTTCCTTGGAAAAGAGCAACGATTTTTTGGTCAAGTAGTAAGTCAACTACTGTAGAGTAATTTGCTTTCATCCCAAATACAATGTTTCTAGTTTACGTGGTTGGAACTCATGAAGTGTTGAATAAAAAAGTTTTGCCGCACCAATAGCAGTTCCACCATCATGAGAAATTGGATCTACATAAAATTTTATCTCAGGAAATGTTTTGAGATACTCGTAGTTGTTGACGCAGTTAAGAAAATATCCGCCGCTGAGACATATGTTATCACATCCAGTGTAAAAAATCAAATCTCTAATTGAATTGGTAGATACTGCTAGACTATCTTCCTGTATTCTAGCAGCAAGATCGGCAGGTTCCACATCTAAATTTATATTATCCCAAGTAATGATCTCAGGATCGCTCTCTCCGCCCTCTGTGAAGAGTTGTGGGACGTTTCTAGCGTTTCCATAGGGTGCTAACCCCATAACCTTTCCAGCGTCCCCGTGGGCGCTAAAACCGCAGTATACGGCGACTAGATCAAATGCTCTTCCAATGCTGATTGATCCAGGATTGTTTTCATCATAAGTAATTTTCTTTATTGGGAAGAATTCATTCCCAGAAGCATGGTAGTGTGATTCAATTTCAACTCCTGTAGGAGTTTTTGATCCACTGCCATCCATGATTAAACATCCAGCATCTTCAAATCCAGAAGAGTAAAAAGCATTTGCCGCATGGCACTCATGATGACGACCCTCATAATTATAAATCTGAGTGTCCTTGTGCATAAGATGATGTTTCCTGAGAGAATATAAAACATATTCTATCGCTTCAGGAATTACATACTTTGCACTCACTAAGACAACATGGTCTAGTGGTGCAGTTAAATGTCTTCTTAAAGAATTGAATGCTGTAGCAGGAAAGTCATCTCTTTTAATTCTACTTGTTCTTTCCTCTTCCAAATATATTTCAATCTCAGCATCTTTCAAAAGACAAACAGATGCATCATGAGATAAATTGATACCTAAAGTATAAGTCATCAACCTTCAAATACTTCATCATATGTATCTGCATAGGTAGAGTATTCCAAAACCTCAGTGTATTCAGGGGGTGCAGGTTGATTCAATTCCAACTCTTCGTACAAAGAATCGATCAATAAAGAAAGGTTGCCAAGGATCAATTTAAGTCTTTCTTGCTTTTCAGTCATAGTTTGACAGCGTTCTCATATATTTTAGCACAAAAAAAGGAAGGGATCAACCCTTCCTATTGTAGATTGGTTGTGCTTTAAGCAACTGCTCAAAGTACTCGCGCAAATGCACCTTATAACAAGACCAATATGTTACCCCCCTATATTTAAGTTGATAACAACTAGGTGGTCTGCTATCGCTATCCATGTCGTCTGAATGGTAGCGATAATCCATCACTTGTTATAGGTATGACCGCGATAGCAGAAAGTACCATGGACTTCATCAACACCTTGTTTGCACTCAAACTTGATACCACGATAGGTGGTCATAGCGATTTGTGCGTCGTGCAGTGCTGCTTGCTTCTGGATTTGCTGCTTGATGAGGTTGAGTGTGTTCATTGTAGTGCTCCTAAAGAAATGAGAATTAACCTTCTCTGCCGTGGCAGGATCCGTTTTCCCGTTCCTTCAGTCGTGTGCGTCCTATGCCCCTGTTAAAAAGCACTTTGGATCAGTATGCTCCATCCAATAAAGGATGATATCAAACTTCTCGGTAGGAGTGAAAAGAGTTGTCTCTTCAATTCCTTGTTTCAACCATTTATAATCTTCACACCTAAGGTAATCCTCAGATGGGACATGACTAAAAAGAATGAGTGCTAATGAAAGCATAGGATGAACGCTCCGTTCCGCGACTTACTTGCGTCCCACCCGAGAGCGGGATGAACGTACAGGTATTTTAACCCCTATACTCTATATAGTCAAGTACCTTTGTAAAATGCGATACAATTTTTAACTTTTCTTACCACTCCAAACCTTCGTTGGAACTCTCCCCTCTGCTTGGTTGATGGATTTGATAGATCCAGGACCCAGTGCGTCGTAGTATGCATCAAAGATGTATACTCGTTTCTGTGACATTACTAGGTCCATGCATTCACTACCTTCAAAATCATAAGTAATTACAAATGAATCTACAGGTAGAGTTTTATCATTATAGTCTGCTTCTGAACAATTTGGTTTAATTACAAAAACTCCATACTTTTTCTTCAGGTCTTCAATCTGTCCAGAAGTCCAATTCATTAATCTCTCCAGTGAATTTCGTCGTATGCTTCTTCAACAACCGCACGAGTAATTCTATACTTCTTCTGCAGTTGCTTGTCTTTGACCAGGCAAATAATTTCTGCTTCAGATTCGTGCAGTCCTTCAAGTAGTTGAATGAACATCATCTCCCTTTTCATGCTAGGAAGTTTGTCATTACCGCCTTTCACATAATTATAGAGAGTTCTCCACTCATGTGCAAGACGGGTATGTTCAGTACCAGCAGGGGAATCATTTGGGGTGTAAGGTACATCTCCTTCTGGAAGTGCAGAATGAATACCCTTATCAAAATTCCAAATCAGAATTGCTTTGATGTCGTCTCTTTTGTATTCCTTAAGCAGTTTCACTTTTTCTGCCTTAGTTTTGGCATTTGAAACTGCTTGAAACAACTCAGATACTAGTGGTGTAGTTGGTAGTTTAGCCATGATGATTAATAAAAAGTTACTCGTCCTCTTCGTTATTGTTTAAATATTCATCAACTCCACCCTCAAAGCGGAAGGCGATGATATCGTCAGCAACCAAATTTCCTTCGGTATCAAACATCTCTGGATGAATATATCTGGGAGTGTTTTCAAACACATATTGTTTGAATAGATAACCAAGAATTCCTCCAACTGCGAATGTTAGAAACACACATAGTGTGCCAAGGATGATTACTGCTGCTAACATTGTCTTACTCCCTAGGGTATAGTAGTAGAATATTCAGGGAAACTACAAGTCTTCCCAGTTTTAAAAGGGTTATTGATCTGGTTTTGCCAGGATCTCTTTTTCTCCTTAATAAGATCTCAACACCTTTATTTAGATCAGCGTTCACAGACAATCTCTTAGACTAAATCTTTATCGCGAAGATATTTGATGGTTTCTGTACACCCACCAATAAGTTCTTCATTCAAAGTAACTCTAGGAAATGTTGCTAGAGGACCAAACTTTTCATAGAACTCATCCCCAGTATAATCAGCATTGAGCATGTTCTCCTCATAGTCTAGTCTTGCCAATTCTAGCACCTTTTTCACTTTCTCGCAATAAGGACAACCGTCCCTAGAATAAATTTTAAATTTCATGGTTCATTTGTTGGTGAATGTATAGTAATTCGTAGAAGGTGTGACCAAAAATACGGATGGCATGATCGCCACCATATTGTATCTTATCTATAAAAGGTTTTGGACTGGGATATCCACTGTCAATAATATCTTGTATGCATTCTTTACTTGCAGAATGATGATGTCTGGTCATTTTTTCTGCAGCATCTTGTATATTAATCCAGAAAGGTGTTTTAAACACCGAACCATATTGATAATGAAACGCAACTTCAGTTTGATATTCTAACATAACTCTACGATACACAGAGTTCATATCAAATACAGAAGAATTATTTCGTTCGCCATTAAGATATTGGCACATCAATTTTGCAAAATAGATGTACATTAAAAACGAATATGCGTGCAATGGTTCAACAAAACAAAGTTTATTTCCATTGTATGCCTGTCTTCTAGATCTAAAAAGAAACTTACATTGTTTCGGGGTCCACGTTACAACTCTACCTTCCTCTCCAAGTTTTTCTTTGACTTGTTCTGGTCTAATGTAATCGGTGTTGAAGAGGTATCCCTTTCGCACATGTCCTTTTTTTGGAAAAGGAATATGGAATTGCCATCCATCCTCAGTTGCCTCATGAGTTGTTACATCTGTCTCATGTTCAGCATAATTTACAGGACGCAAAAACGCAGCATTCAGTGTAGTAAAAACTGGTTTCACATACTCATCACCATCCATCCACCCACTACAATGAACTAGAAAATCGTAGGGGGTGCCATTGACTACAACAGCATCCTCAGTTTCTTGAATACTGGTTACTCTTTCAGGTATATAAGTAACTCCATGTGCTTCTAAAATAGGATGCACAAAGTTATTATACTCTAGAGTGTCTAGATGATATGCAAAGTTTGTATTTGGATAACTACCAAATCCACTAAGATCATGAAAAAACGTTTTACCTTTACCCCAATTTACAAACTTTGCTGCTTTTTTAACAGATACAATGTCTACTAGATCCAGTCTTTTAAAATTGATTCCAATAGTTTGCGTTAAAAGTTCATCTACATGAGGAGTAGTACCCTCTCCAACTGAAAGAGTGGGCACATTAGGATCATAATAGATTGTTACATGATGTCCATGCTGTAGAAAGATACATGCCTGTACGATAGAACTTGTACCTCGACCAATGATTGCAACATTCATGCCACTTTTACTTGATAATTAATTGCATTGTTCTTTCGCTTGCCATAAGGAACGCGATTCGTATCTCTTTGACCTGCAGTAATCCACTCTTCAATTTTTTGTCTTCTCGCCTGAGAAAAAAATTCTTGTCGGTTATACCAATCATTCCATTCATAATGTGATTTTGATCCATTACATTTTTTGCAGCAACACAAAACATTTGTAATGTGATTGTTACCACCCCTTGTTTGAGGAATGATGTGATCAATTGTTAGTTCTTCTTTACTTCCACAATAAGCACATCGATTATCCCATGAATCTTTTATATGTTGTCTCCAGAGTTTTGTCGCTTCGTTTGAGGTAAATGCCTGCAAGTTGTAAAGGAAGTCTTCTGGAGTGCATATTTGCATATGGAATTAAGTTACTTCATTACTATTTACACTGAGCAAGATGTTAAACGCAATAGAAATTCTATTTTCATTTGACATATTCAACTCTACAGAATGTGGTAGATGTGAATTGAATATTATGGTTTGACCAGCAGTAGGAGTAACTGATGCAGTTTCTGTGGGAACGCCGTATAAAAACTGAGAGAGTGGATTATGTTGCTCTAAAGTATTTTCAAATACTATGTTACCAGAATTGTCAGGAACTTTTACATAAAAAATACCAGACAACTGAGCGCCTGGATGAATATGTGTGGTGTTGTAAGTTCCTGGTGGATTGACATTAATCCAAAAGTTTTTGAACAATGCGCCCACATTTTGTTTCACTGGTAAGTCTCTAACACATTCTATGATAGAGTTTTGAACATAAGAGAACATTTCTGGTCCAAGATATTTTGGATGATCCCAGTTAAATGGTTCGCTTTGCCACCCTCCAGCATTACTATAGTTGACTCCAGATTCTTTGCTAGGTAATTCCTCACAAAGTTTGATTAGTTTATCACTAATCTTATCGTAATCTGGGTCAACCCTAGTATTCAAAAATGTTTCAAAGACGTGTCTGTTTAAGATCATTTTCAAAAATTTCAAGTCCCTTATCAGTCAGAATATGATCATACATTTGATCAAAAATATTAGGTGGCATAGTGCAAATGTGAGCACCATTGTACCAAGATCTGACTGCACGTTGGACTGTGCGAATAGAAGCAGAAAGAACTTGAGTTCTAATGTTATGAATACGATAGATATCAGCAATCCCCCTGACAACTTCTAGACCAGCAACTGATTGATCATCAAGACGACCAACAAAAGGTGAGACATAAGTTGCGCCCGCTTTAGCAGCAAGAACTGCCTGAGGAATACTAAAGATAAGAGTAACGTTAGTTCTAATTAGTTCTTTCTTAAGTTGTTTACATACCAAAAGACCTTCGCGAGTGCAAGGAAGTTTGATAGTTGTAACTTCACCAAACTTATCAGACAATCTCACACCTTCACGATACATCATTTGTGCATCGCCAGAGACTTCCATACTGATGTCTTGAACACCAATATCCTTAATCTCTTGATAAACTTCTTCTGGTCTACGACCACTCTTTCTGATGAGAGTAGGGTTGGTAGTAACGCCATCCACCAAACCTGTCTCAAAGTATTTGCGGATGATATCAGTCTCCGCAGTATCCAGGAAAATTTTCATTTAATAAAACCTTCTTCTTTCAACCATTTTAAAGTGAGCGGTGTGGGTTTATAATCAGTCCACATAGTTCCAGCAGCACAAGATTCAAGTGCTTTCATAGTCATACCCTCCGTCTTACCTGCCCAGGTTGCCTCTGCTTCCCAGGGTCGTGCATGAGGAGGATAAGTGCGTTCTACCATTTCCTTCCAAAGCATTGGCACATCTTCCTCAGGTTTAATAATAGCAATCATACTATTCTTGATAGTACCTGCCATACAATCCTGTGCAGCGTGCCACCCCTCGTGCCTCATTACACTCATCAATACATGAGGACGGTGCATGAATGCCCTATTAAGATAAAAGTTATTGCTAACCGTATGGTAGACACCCCGATGACCAGGAGGGAAATACTTCTCATCAGCAAGGTATACTTTAACCTCAACCAATGTAAGTGCATTAAGCATACGTGCAAATTCACTTGCAACAGTATCCCAATTGGACTTGGGATATTCTTTCTTAAGTTGGTCAACACCCCATACCTGATTTACACCATCAGTGCATTCTTGTAGTAGCATACAACCCATGGCGTCATAAGTATAATAACCTTTAGTGGGTTCTGCTTGGGCAGGAAAAGAAATTGCTGCTGTAGCAGCGATTGCCATTAAAAATTTTTTCATACGTCTAATTCGTATTTAAATGGAATTTGTAGTCCAGGTGGAATCCATTGCTGCTGTGCATCTTCTAATTGAATTTTAGCGGCAGGAAGTCCTTGTTGACCAGGTAATTCACCATCAACCTTAGCAGTGATATCAATCACTTGGTCATGGAGGATCATGTTCTTTCTATAGGTTCTGCCAGAAACTATCGAAGCAAGACGAATAGCATCTTCCTTCATACCACAATCAGCAATTTTGCGTCCGTCTGGACCATAGACAGACCAATAATCTCTTCGCATAAAAAAGGGGGACATTACCCCCCTGATTATAACACGTTTGTTGGATTTTGCCAACCCGTGTTTGCGCCGACGATATTCAATTTTATTTATACCTCTCTACCTAATCAAGACCCAAATCAATCGTGTCAATCTTACGATGCCCTAGAAACAATTCTAAAACACTCGTCGCCTTGATCTTCATTCTTTCGTGATACGCAATGACATCTTTTAGTTCGCTTGTAAGATCATTATAGAATACTTCAAGAGGAACTTCATCATCCTCAAGATACTCAAAAATAGAATCTGCTAAGCGATTCTTGCGCTGCTTTGCATATTCTGCTGTCCAGTCCACATTCAATTCAGGGCGTCCTTCAATAGTCATTGTTTTCACTCATCAGTAAGGTGGTCGGCGCAAGCAAGCGTATCACAAGGAGGACAATCAAGATTGCCACGATCAGCACGAAGTGCTTCATTTAATGCTTCAAGTACATTCTCTTTGAATGAACGATACGGAATGAACATTTCATCATCATCAGTCTTGTAGTCCTGGTGTGTTTCTTTGAACTTACGATCTACATCATACA